AGTCCGGGAAGTCCTTGATGAACTTCTCCAGCCTTACTTCTACTGTTTCGTAATCTTCTAGGTTAAACATAAAGTTCATCGCCCTCTGTTTGTAGTTCTACTGCTATGGCCAAATAGGCTATTGCATCAATGTAGGAATCTTCATGGCTTGGTGTTTCTGTGATTCTGGCGAGTTTGACCTCGACCATTGCAAGAGCAGCTTGTGCGTCTGTGATTGGGTAATCAAGTAGACAGGATAACCTTGCAGCGATGCGACCTTGATTGATTTTCGGATGACCGTAGACTTTGCCACGATCCTGCATAATGTCGATTGCATTAATAAGCGCCTCAGTTGCTTTCACTTACCCACCTGCTCGTAATACTTACGGACAGCCTTGCGACCATCGACCAGTCCTTGATCGTAGCCAGTTTCCTGACCCCATCTAAATGTGAAGTAATTTGCTAAGCAAAGTCCAACAACTGTAAGGATTGTTAAAGAATTCATATAGCCCTTTCTTGCCCCGTATTTCGGGAACAGGGAAAGTGTTACACAGCTAGTGGGATTTGTTTAGGATATTTTGATAACGAAACGGTAACAATTCTGAGTCATCCATTTGGTCATCAATATCCCGAAGGACATCGTTACCGAGCGCGCCCGTATCTCTTACCTGACACAACGAATGTACCGTCCTTTTCAAGGTTAATGATGCTGACCTGCACGTTTGTACCGATTTCCTCGATGATTATGAACGCCTGTTGCCAGTTCATCGTGCCCTTAGTGTAAGTAGCTTTGCGGAAATCCATGAGGCATCCGGCCTCCCATCCCCGTAGAATACGCCCGACACGCCCACCTGTGGACTCAGAAAACTGAGAAAAACCAGCTCTATGCGTGTGACCACAGATAATTCCAAAACCTGCCCTACGAGCCGCTTCAAGGGCTGTAAGGCCTGGTGTAGGCTTGACGCTACCTTCATCACCATGAACGGCTAAAATGGCGTTAGAACCGCTTCCAGCGACCTTATACGGGGTCTTATGATAGATGATACCTAACTCATCGAGGCGCATGAATTTCTCAAACTTCAATTCAGGCAAAGACATGAAGCTAGGGATCTTATTCATGATGACATTAAACAATCGATCTGTGTGATTGCTGCGAATCATGTGTTGTTCTTTGGCATACTCACCTAACTGCCACAAAACATCGACAGTCATATCTCTGTTCTCAGCTAGTGTCTGTTCGTACCAGCCTGGCTTGCCTTCGCTCCAACGCCCGATTTCTGTGAAATCTGCCTCATCTCCAAGAGTAAGAACAGAGTCGGGGCGGTAAGCCTTAATAAAACGCGCAACATTATTTACTGCTATTGGATCGTGTAGGGGAACTTGTAAGTCTGGAACTACAACAGTTCTTTTCATTCATCCTCATCGTCATACCAGTCTGGCTCTGGGATATTTGGGTTAATTGGGTTTGGGAGAATCCATTCAGGATATGCGTTCTTCTCCACAATAATGGCAAGTGCCAAATCAACTGGGAAACCTGCGCGGCGTAATGCACGATACATTTCATGCACGCCAATAGCCCACGCATCTAGTTTAGAATAGCCTTCATCCACTAGCTTCTGAGTTGCTTTTCTTGCCATAAGAGAATTGTTACCTCTCTAGGATACGAATTATTGTTTCAACACGCGCTTCTAATGCAGTAATTTGGTCACGCATTGATGACCCACTATTCGGCTTTAGTTCGTTTAGATAATGCTTTACTAACCATTTGACTGCACCAATAAATGAACCAATAACGGTCAGAGCAACAGCTACAACAGCCGCCCAGTCTTGGGCTGTCATTACTTTTTAGGAGTGGCATAACCGAATACGCCTGCTAACACCGCCCATAGAATTGCACGGTAATCGACATCGAAGTTACTTGCAGCCCAAGCTGAGAGAAATGCACCAGCAGTTAGGACGAGAGGGTTTTTCATGTTCATTAGTTTGCTCCTAGCATTGGGATTTGGAAGAACGAAGAATCTTTGTCACCCTTTTTGGTAAAGCTGATATGAATGTGATGATCGTGGCGATTAACCCCATTGTAAGTACGCCAACGCCAAAATGATTTAGATGAGGCAATTCGACCTGCGAAGATGACATATAAGATTCGTTTGTCCTTCTTGGCGCATAAGCGTATTTGGTCGGCAAGATAAGCACCTGTGCTGGGGCGTGAGTCGAAGTCCTTATCCACATCAATAGCCCTGACGATTCCGTTAGACGGATCGGGATTGTGGTCACTCTTACGATTGGAGTGTGCGGCATCGCCTATCCAACCATCCGACTTTCTATCGCGGTCAGGAAATGAATCATCGATCTGCTCACGAAGTTGCTGACCGGCTTTACAGAGTAGGGGTTTCATTGAGAATAATCCATCTGCAAGTTTCTTCATCAAAGCCGATTGAGTCTGATGGTTCTGGTGCAATAAAAGCATCTCTTACAGGATCATAAGTATGACCAATGCCTGCAAAGTTTTTTCTAATAGTTCCATTGTATGAAGTCTTAACCCATGTGCCACCTAATGACTCCATGAATGATTGACCTTCATCTGGTGCATCATTGTCACCAACTAAAACACGAATAACTTTATTATTGTTATCTATTTCTGCCCAATGACTCATACTGGATACCTCACAATTACAACACCTGAACCGCCGTTACCGCCAACGAAACTGACTGTTCCGCCACCGCCACCGCCTCCGCCACCTGTGTTAGCAGTTGCTGCTGTTGCGTTAGTGCTAGAAAATCCACCGTTACCGCCACCGCCGTTACCGCCTGATCCAGTAGCGCCGCCAGTAAACACAGCACCGCCACCACCGCCTGAATAAAAATAAGTTCCTGAAACATTTTGACCAGTTCCAGTTACAGAACCATAAGTTGAATATGTGCTTATGCCTGTTCCGCCTTTAGCGTTTGTGCTAACACCTGTTGCACCAACAGATGTAGCGCCGCCACCTGCTCCAGAATAGTTACCAGCATCTCCAGCACCACCAGCAAAACCTTGTCCTGATGTTCCTGAACCACCTGCTTTAGCTGATGCGTGTCCACCACCACCGCCTGAACCACCATTTGAACCAACAGCAGTTGCATCACCGCCACCGCCGCCGCCAACGGCAGCAGTAAGTGAAAGTAATCCACCAGTTACATTTGAGTTAGTTCCATTGCCGCCACCAGCGCCCACTGAACCAGCACCACCGCCACCCACAGTTACTGTATAAGAATTGCTGCTTAAAGTTTGTGTAGCTGTGAATACATAGCCACCTGCACCGCCACCGCCGCCTCGGTTATTACCACCGCCACCGCCGCCTGCGATTGAAAGAATGTCAGCAGTAATTGATCCACCGCTTACAACCAATGTGCCAGATGCTGTAAACAAGCGATAGTTAAATCCACCTGATGTAAACAAAGTGCCACCAGAGATTTCTAAGGGTGCAGATTGAAGTCCAGCTACAATGTTGCCAATCATTACGAGATTCCACCTACGACATACCAAGTATCTGTTGCAGTTTTAATACAGACTGCTGATTTATATTGTGGAAGGGTTGGAGATGCAGCTACTGCTCCAGCAGATAGAACTGTTGTTGTTCCTGGTGTGACTGCTGAGATTGTGCAAAGACCAGCGCCAATGTTAAGGACGGTAAGAGCAGTACCAATAGGGAACGCAACTGATGCGTTTGTTGGAATCTTAAAAGCAATAGCAGTTCCTTTATTCATGATTTCTAACACTTGATATTGATCAGCACTAACTGCTGTGTAATCGACTGTGTTTGCTGTGCCAACTGTAAATGAAGTCAAGCCGTTATACATATTGGCTGTGAGGACATCACCTGTGGCGGCTGGAAAAGTTGGCATTATATCTCCTTAGTAACTTAAAACGCTAGTTCCTAGAATACCGTATAAAGATGATCCTATGATGAATCCATCGATGATTGGTTCTAGGGTGGTGAATTGGGTTTTCCAAGAATTAGGGGTAATGCTGTGAGCAACCCCAAATACTTGCAATGTCTTGGTAAGAGTCGATGAACCCGGTTGTGTTGTAGTAATACTTACAGGATCAAAGAACTCTAGGTCTAATGCGGCTGTAATGCCTGCATCATAATTATCTGTGTACAGGTCAAGGGTGATGGCATCGCATCGGGTTGTGGTTTCAGCTCTAGATGCCACATAAGCCCGAGCATAGTCCAGAGCTGCGGCATCAGAGTCCATAATTAGGTTCTGCTGGTTATATGAGTGGATGAAATACTTATCAATAGATGCTTGATTGATAGCAGATTGAGTTACTCCGCCTGTGCGAGTAATCTGGGCTGAGTTGTAAATCAAAACATCGTTAAGAAGCCACAAAGCATTAAAGTATGAAATGCCTGTGCCATCGTCATTGAACACAACTGGTGTTCCACCTATGCTGGCTGTTGTAAAGGCTCTGTCCTGGAATACGAACTCACCAGAAGCATTTACATATAAAGACCCATACTCTGATATTTCAACCGTCTGCATGGCTTCTAAGGCTGTTCTAGGGGTTCCTGGGTCTGCCAATAAGGTTGTCTGTCCAGCATCAATGTCACGCATTGATGCAGGCCATCCGATTTGGTCAAGAATCTTATTGACACGAGTACCAGACAACTGACCTGCACCTGAGTCTGTGACTGTTGAAATCTGTGCATTTTGTGCAAGTCTAAAGGCATCTACAGCTGTAATAGTTGTATAAACAATATCGCCTGTGAACTTAGGCGTTGTAGTCGAATAACCTGTGATGAATCCTGAAAAGATTGGATATGTGACTGTATTCCATGTTGCAGTTATCTGCACTTTACGCATTGGATTGAGTAATCCAAAATATGGTCCAGCAGTATTTTGAGGGTTAAAGTCACCATTCTGATCAACAATACGAAGGCTTAATTGACCTGTCTGGAATTGATCTGCCTGTGCGTTACGACCTCTGCTGGTTTGGATTGAATCGACTTGGTCAGATACATCGACAATTACCGATGAAGCATCACCAAAAACATTGATGTCGAACATTCCTGAACCAAGAAGAAAAAACTCAGCAAAGTTAGGACCAGTAGAAAAGTTGATTGTTGCATTGATTACTGGTACTGCCACTAGATTGCTCCAGCGTAAGTGGTCGAGTTCCCATATCTGTTAAGGTCTTGGATTGCTCCCTGAACAACTGCTGCAATTTGCTGATCGCCTATGCCTTGTGCGTTAATAATGTAAGTTGGAGATGAACTGCTTGCATATCGTGCTTCATTTTGTCTAAATGATTGTAATGGTGATTGTGGCATTGGAGGCGGTGTTTGAATTAAAGGATTTGTCATTGGATTTTGTGTTAAAGAGTTAATTTCAGATTGCTTAAAAGATGCCAACCCTGCGGAGTAAGATATTTGGATTGCGGCAGCTTGCATGGCAGCAGCTAACAATGCTGCCTGTCGAGCAGCTTCTTCTTCTGCCTTGATTTTGCCTGCTAAGGCTGCGTCATTATCTTTAATAGCAATTAATGACCTTAAACGCATTTGTGTTTCTTGATCAGTAGCTTGATTAAGAGCTGCAAATAATCCAATGCGCTCAACATCGAACTTTTTCTTAAGTTCTTCTAAAGCCTGCTGGTCAGCAGTAAGAACTATCTTGCGCGTTGTATTGGCATTGTCAATTTTGGCAAGTTCATTTTTGGACTTTTGAAGTCTGATAGCTTCTTTATTGGCTCGATCAATAGCCATGCGTTCTCCAGGCGATTGCTGTGGAGTACCTGCTGAACGCGCTTTGCTCGATGCGCCTAATCTTGATAAAAGTCCAATACCTGAAATCTGAGTACCAGCAGCTAAGACATCACCGATAAATCCTGCACCTGGTATAGACTTTATTTGCTTTATAAGAACGCCAATGCCATAAATTGCATTACCGATTTGAGTGGCAAAGCCTTCCATTGCTGTGGTTGCTCCGCCGATACCTTCATTGCCTGCAACCATCTGCATCGCATCTAGCAGGTCTTTGCCGATAATCTCTTTTGCGTTATTGGATGCAACTGTGAGCTTGGCAATCGCGCCTGCATACCCTTCGGCAGCAGCTAGTGCCTGTCCTCTGAACTTGTTTGTAAGTTCTCCAATGATGACATCCATGTCACCAGCTTTAAGTGTTGCCTTGTCTAGTCCTGCGCCTAAACGGCTAAGCGCTGTAGTCTGACCTAAGAAGCCTCGTGATAATGCAACAGAGACTTGACCTAAGTCTCGTCCTGTACCAGCGCTAATATCTAAAGCAAGTGCTAACGCATCCTGTGACTTCTTAACATCGCCTGTAGCTGTAAGAAGCGTTCTAAACGCTGGGCGAAGGTTATCGTCCAAGACACCTGAGGCGCGTTGTAAGTCACCAATAAACTTCTCAACCTCGATGGCTGCAAATGCGTTGCCAGTATTGGCTAAGGCTAGGGCTAGTGATCGTGCAGCTTTCTCATCTTCTGCGAACGCTTTGACTGACTGCTTGCCAAATGCGTATAACTTAGAAGCTGCAAAGACTCCAGCAAGTTGCTTACCTAGTTTAGCAACGGACTTTTCTAGTTTAGATGTGGCAGTTTCTGCCTGCTTAAATGCTTTATTGCCGGTGTATTCGGCTGCAATATCAATTACTACATTAGCCATTAGCGAGTGCCTACCATTCGATTGAAAGTCTTTCCAGCATTGTCTATGGCTTTAAGAACAGCCTTTGTAGCGTTGCCCTGGTCATTCTCCCAAGCCTTATAGATCAAGCGACCACGCTCTTTGCCTGTGCCAGTTAGTGGGCCCATTGCCTGAGCAAAGTTAGGGCGAGCCGATGGCTTTGTACTTGGCGCTCTACGCCCTGCTGTTTCATAGATAGCGCCAGCTGCTGAACGGTTACGAATCTGTGCTAATGCTCTGAAGCCTCTGCGGTTAGGCTTTGATGGTGTTGTCTTATAACCAATACCGCGCTTGACAATAGATGCGTTAAACACAGGGAACTTGCCACCCTCACGCGCCCAGTTACTTAAAGGCGAACCTGTGACGAATCCACGAGCTTCTTTTACAACAGGCTTTAACACGCCTGTGATTTCCTTCTGTGTTTCTTTGCCTAATTCTGGAGCGAAGTTACGAAGTGCCTTACGGAGTTCAACGCCGCCTTTGACGGTTGCTGGCATTGGCTATCTCCTTCGCATCTTCCTGTAGAACCTTGATTAGGTTCTTTAACATCACTTCATCTAGCTCTAATAATTGTTGTGGCGCGATCCCGAGTCTGACACTTAATTTAGCAATCAGATAGGTGATCGAGTCGCGCCCTAAGCCAAAGGGTCATCATCTAGTACCTCGACAGTTGTCAAGGTTTCAATGAATTGCTCTCCGAATGGCTTAACAGTTTCACCCGAACGGCGGATACATTCCCAGGCAAGCCAGAAGATATCGCTTTGCTTCTGGTCTTCGATGAACGCTTTGTGAAAGCCCTTCTTAGCGTAAATCTCGAAACCATACTGCACCAATGGAGTGATTGGGTATTCCCCAACTGATCCATCTGCCCTTGTTACTTTTAACTTTGCCATGCTGTGCCCCTTTGTTTAGTTGTTTAGAAAGTACCTGTTGTGGCTACTGCAACTGTTGAGTTAGCAGTAAATGTGATTGATTGTGTACCAATATCGCCAACAGCACCATTGATGTCTGTTGTGTTATTGACTAGCAATGAAACTGTGTAAAGAGGGTTTGTAGCAGATACTGCTGTTCCCTTTGTCTGTAGGAATACTGCTGTAACAGTTGTTCCCCATGCAGCTTGAAGTGTTGCAAGAACATTCGCTGATGCTGTGTCATTGAGGAAGTCGATTGTTACAGTAGATGCTTCCAAGCCCTTTACGAACTTGTGTGAGTTGTCACCCATTGCTGTTACTTCGAGTTCATCAAATGAACGGTTGATTGTTACTGCTGTTACATGGTCGCTTAGATCAACGGTGTTAATCTTAACGCCTACATTGTTGTTCAGAAATACAGCCATTAGGATTATTCCTCGTCTTTCTTAGTAGATGCTGGCTTTGGTGCTGAAGTAACCTGCCCGATTTTCTTCAGGAAGGCTT